GGGAATGGTTAAAGTGCCGGTGCCTGCGGTGCCGTAGTCAAACGTATTTTGCACCGCATTCTTAACGCACGGCAGGCTAGCCAGAATACCCGTCATGTCACGCCCGTACCGGCAATCAGCCAATTGCTTGTGCCAACCTTGGTCAGAGTAGCCAAACCGTTTTGGGCAAGGGTACGGCTGCCAGTCGTGGTGCTGTTAGCCAGCGTCATTGTGTCCGTGGTGATGGCGATGGTTAGGCTAGTTGAGTTGCTGTTAACCACCATAAGGGTTGTGCCAAGCGGAAAGGCTACCGTGCCGTTGGCAGGAATGGTCAGCGTCAGGGACGTGCCGTTCATCAGGATTTGCTTGCCACGGTCTGAAATCAGCAACTGATAGTTGGCAGTCTTGGCGTTTTGCGGGCAGTCGCGCCAACCAATATTGTAAGAGTTAGCCGCTTCGTCTGTGGCAGACGCCGTGCCGGTCAGAGATGGGCTGGCAAGGGGGGCGTAGGTAGCCGCCGCCACGGTCGTTGTGAGGCCGTCTGTGATGCCATAGCCGGACAGGGTGGTCGGCTTGCCGGTAATGATTGCCCAGGCGACCGAGGACGGGTCGTTGATAGCCCGCAGGTTGTCCATTGTCCACAGGGTTGTGCCGGTGGAGGTTTTTAGGACGAGCTTGTAGGCCGCGCCCGTGGTCAGCCACACCTCGGCAGACACCCGCCCGGCAGCGTCTAGGACAATGGGATTGGCGTTGGGCGTAGACCCTGCCGAGTCCTGATAGGTCGTGACGGGGGTGGTTGTGCCTGCCGTGTAGGTATACAGCAAACCGCCGGTCAGGACCGCGCCGGAGTTGTCGAAAAACTGCCAGCCAGCGCCAGCAACGGGGGAAAGTGCAACAGCCATGTATTAACTCCAAGTGCCAATGCTGACGTTGCCGCCAGTTGCGCCGATAGGGGTAAATGATATCCAAGCGCCAAGTGAAATAGTAGAACCAGCACCAGGAGCAGCAGTACCAAAGGTAATTTGAGGATTGACCTGACCACCAGTACCAATAGCCATCGTACCCCTGATACGATAAATCACAAGTGATATGCCTACGTTGCCTGTAACCGCTGTTGCAGTAGCAGTAGTTAAGTAAGCTTGCCACGGAGCGGTTGCCGCAGTACTGCTAGGCATACGAACAACCGAATATCCAATATTGGTTACCGTAGCCGTAGTCAAAGCAAAGCCCATTGACTCAATGTGGTTTGTAGCTGACGTTGTTGTCAGCAAAAACTCACCTTCAAAACCATAAATAGTATTGGCAGCTAAAGTTACGCCGTTAGTCAATCCCAACCACGATTGTGCGCCAGTCGCGTTAGTAAGGTTAGTAACCGTATTTTTACGGTAATAGTATGCCGTTTGTGCCAATGCTCTAGCAGTGCCCGTGGGGGTCATGTACAGCAATGAGCCATCGTACTCAACAGCACCGGCTTCTGCCGTGGTCAAATTTGTGCCAGAGCTAAACTTAAGCGGAGCCGTGCTAGCAGTTGCCGTACCGGCCTTCAGGTGCAATACCGCAGTAGGTGATGCTACGCCCATGCCTGTAGCGGCGGTAAAATTGTGCGTTGCAGTCCAAGTAGGAGCGATAGAAACACTAAGAGCTGGAGCTGCATCCGACCGCATATAGGTCGTGGCAACGCCGTTAATTGCTGTAAGACCAAGGGACGCCGTGGGATTGCCCGCAGTACTAGAAGTGCCGGGAGGTGCGGCCCACGTTCCGTCTGCCCGTAGGTAGTTAGCAGTACCACCGCCGGACAACGGAGCCAAGCCTTTTAGGGTGCTAGTAAACGTATCTAGCAGGGCAGTGGCCTGGGTGCCGGTAAGGTCTTCCGGCGACCCCGTGCCCGCCGTTGTGCGGCCCTTGAAGGTAGCCGTGGCGACGTTAGCCAGTTTGGCGTTGGTGACTACGGTAGCGTCAATTGTCCACACCGTGCCCGAGGAGGACACCGTAATGTCGCCCTTGTCGCCGTCCGTAACGCCGCCGGACGGAGGTGCCGCCCAAGTGCCGTCAGCTCGCAGGAAGTTGGTTGTGCCACCGCCGGAGGCGGGGACAATACCCGCCGCAGCCGTGCCAAACGTCGGCAGACGGGCAGCAGCGACCGTGCCCGAGGTCAGGATACCGCCATCGCGGACGCTAGTGCTAGCGACCGTCAAGGTGCCGCTAGGAACGTCTACGTTGCCCGACGTGACCGCAAGGTACTTGGTGCCGGTAACGTACACGCCAAGGCCGGTGGCGCTGCTGGCAATGTCCATCTTAAACTCGGCAGTACCGGCAAACCCTAGCACACACTGCCAAGTAGTGGCGCTAGCATAAATATTCAACGCAGAGGTCGTGCTAGCGCGACTAAATGTCCACGCGCCCGTGTAGGTATAGTTTGCCGTCAGGTCGATGGCTGGCGCAGCATCCGAGCGCATGACCGTGGTTGCCACGCCGTTGACGGCAGTGGAGCCTACCAGTGCGGTGGGGTTGGCAAACGTGACGCCGCCGGTACCAGGCGGGGTTGCCCAAGTGCCGTCAGCCCGCAGGTAGTTGACCGTGCCGCCGCCTGATAGTGGCGCAAGGCCGTTGGTTGTGGAGGTGAAGACAGAATAGGTTGTGCCGCCGCTAGATGGCACCACAGGCGGCTGTATCTCAAGCTCCTGTAGGGTCTTCATCATTTCAGCAATGGAGTCGTAAGATGCCCCGCCAGACGGGCTAACTTGCACGTCATCTAGCGAAACAGAACTGTTGCCGCCGCCCGCAATATTGTAAATGTTGACGAAAAAGCGATACCACTCTCGCGCCATTAGCCCTGTGCGACTGTCAATAAAGTCTACGCGAGGCGCAGGTATTTGCGTAATGTCAGGCGGGTTAGCCATTTGTGCCGCTCAATATCAGTTCAGCACCGACAATGACGGTCTTTACGGGGTCCGTTGCGGATATTTCGTATACGCGGTCGCGTAGTTTGGTGGTCATGCCGAGCCGACGCCAAATAGCGCGGGTGGCGTAGGTGCCAATTGCGCCCATGTTGACCCACCGTTCGTTTGACCAAGTGTGGCCTCCGTCATCCGAGAACCGCAGCATTACTTGAGGCGCAGACCCCTGCCCACTGTTTAGCCCCACGCCCGTTTCGCAGTCTAATTGCAGCATATGATGCGTGGTGCGCTTTAAGTCGTTTTGTCCGGTAGGTATGGCACGCCATGACCGTAGCCACTTTTGCACGGAGCCATCGTCGGCATACACGGACAAATCAAGAACGTATATTTTGCCGTTTTCGTAATCGCCAACGTGCGGGACGTTGTTAAACGCCGCCTGACAGTTACTGCGATGACGAACAAAGTCGCCTAACGCAAATCCTGCACGCTCATGCCAGGCGTTGACGGCCACATCGTAAACCCATGTTTTGCCAACGGAAGGAAAGGTAAGCACATAAAATGCGTGGCCTTCTTGCTGATAGGTATAAGCAATGGCGTCCGAAATAGTGCCATACGACTGCATGGCGTACTCAATAGCATGAGTAGAAACGCGCTGTCCCGTGTATCCGTTGGCGCGGTAGACAATTCCTTGTCCCCGAGCATCAGCACCCAACCAGAAGATGCCATTGTCCAGCTTGGCAACAGAGTACGCCGCGATGCAACCAATTTCATTGAATGCACCCTGAATGCGGGTAAGCGGAAAATCAATTTCGCCGGAGTTGTACCAAACTTCCGTAGAGTCTGTGCCAAACAACCACAATTCGCGGTGGTCTACGATAAGAGCTACTAGCCCGTCAGGCGAACCTTCAGCGGACGCAAAGTCCAGCGGGTCTACCGACAGGCCATCTAGCAGGGAAGTAATCCACACCGTTTGGCTGTTGGGCTGGTTGTAGACAAAGTACCCGTCGAGGTAACCGACGTTTACCGCGCCCTCAAAGTCAGAGTCGGTAATTTGAGCAAACACGTCGGTGTTGTAGTTGTAGATGAACCCGTCAGGGTTACAGGCAATAAACAACTGCGTACCGTTGTCAGCCATGCTGACTGGACCGCTGCCC